AAGTATATAAATTTACAAACAATAACGACGGAACAGGTGACGTAGGTATCAGAAGACTCTCATTCAGTGTTGGATTTGATGGTTCTAATGTTATATCAGGTACTACATCTACAGCTGGTGGTACAGTTGAATCATTTTATGAAGACGATGCTACTAGAGCCATTGGTGATAATGCAAATGTAGTCGCAGATGCTAAAGCAGCAAACGGTATTGTTACTGGAGTTGAAGTCATAGATAGTGGCTTTGGATATCAACATGATGCTAGCTTAACTTTAAGATCAACTAATACAGAAAATCAAATAGTACTAAGTGGTGTGGCTAATGTAAGTACAACAGGCGTAGGAATTGGATATTGGGCATCAAAGGATTCATTTTTGAATACTAAATACATACATGACAACGATTTTTATCAATCTCACTCATATGTTATTGAATCTGGGTTGTCTTTAAATAAATATAGGGATATACTACTACAATCTACGCATATTGCTGGTACTAGGTTATTTGGTAGAGTATCTAAAGAAAGTGTTGCTAATGCTGGAGTATCTGCCTCAAATAATCAGATACTAAGATTACGAAGTAGCAACAGCGAAATATTAGAAACGGTAAACACGTAATGGGAAAATTAGTTACATCAAATTTTAATTCACACAATGCTAAACAGTTTGTTGAATCTTTTAATGAAACAGCAAATAGTTTATATTATGTTTTCTTAGGAAAGCATACAACATTCACAGAAACTGGTTTTAGTGATAATACTCCACCTACTCAAAACAACTCACCAGAAGCAACATTTTATCAACCATATAGAGACATGATATATGGAAAACATATTGACATTAATAGTGATGTAAAACATATGGTAGCTAATAACCTTTGGACAGCAAATACTATATATGCACAATACGATCATAGAGACGGAGACCTAAAGAATAAAAACTTCTTTGTACACGTTCAAGAAGATACAGGAGACTATAGTGTATTCAAATGTCTTGGAAACAACAAAGGAAAACCATCTACAGATAAACCAACAGTTTTAGAAACAACAGCTAACGATGATATCTATATTACAACAGCAGACAGATATCAATGGAAATTAATGTACACAATACCAGAAGCTACATATGAAAAATTTGTAACGTCTAAAAAAATACCAATAGTACCTAATGCAGACGTATCAGGAAATGCTGTAGCAGGTGCTATAGATTTTGTAACAGTCAATAGTGGTGGTAGTAGATATAATAGTGTTGCTAATGGTATTATAAAAAGAACAGCTGTTGGTGGTGAACAAAATACAATAGAAATAGAATCACTAGTAAGTGCTAATATTACTTATTCTCAATCAGCATCAGAAAACAGTGGAACATTTGTAGTTGAGAGAATAGACTTTTTAGGTAAACATGCTAACGGTGATCTATATGATAGCAACAATGCACCTAACTTAGTTAATAATATTGCTAATGCTGTAGCAATAGAAGCCAATACATCAAGTTTAAGAGTAGTAGACATTGCAGGAAACTTCTTTGGTAACTCTTCATTAGTTGTAGTAAGAGGTCAGACATCTAATGCAACTGCTGCTATTACAGATATAGTATCAGATACATCTGCTTTATCAGCTAACAATGATTTTTATAAAGGTTCAACATTCTTCATATCAGCCGGATCTGGTGCTGGTGCAGCTGCATCAATAAGTGAGTATATAGTAACAGGTTCTGCTAGAAGAGTAAAAATAGCTAATACAATTGGTTTTGCAAACAGTACAGGAATGATTATTGATGACACATCAAGGTTTGAAATTACTCCTACAGTAACTATTGAAGGAGATGGCCAAGGAGCAACAGGTAGAGCTATAGTAAACACTCAAATAGGTTCTGTAGATTCAATAGAGATTACACAAAGAGGTAATAGTTATACTTTTGCTACTGCAACAATTATTGGTAATACAGGTATAGCTCAAGCAAATGGTCAAGTAGATCAAGCTAACAATGCTAATGTTACTGTAATCATAGGACCAAAAGGTGGACATGGTTCAGATCCTATAAATGAATTATATTCAGATACAGTTGGAATATCAGTTGACTTTGCAAATAGTGAAGGTGGACAGATACCAGCTAATAATGATTTTAGACAAATAGGTATAATAAAAGATCCGTTGTTCAGCAATGTACAATTAATAATTGCTAACACATTAATAGATGGTACAACTTCAGCTCAAGGAACATCATTCCAAGATGAAGAAGTAGTTATACAAACTACAACAGGGGCAAGTGGAGTAATCACTGGTAGAGAGGCATCACTATTAACTGTTTCAAATGTATATGGACAGTTCTTAACATCAGCTGCTTCAAACACAACACACAGATTAGTTGGTCAGACATCAAATGTAAGTACAACTATTGCACCAAATGTTACTCATGCAAATGGTGATATTACGTTTGGTATTAAGACAAGTGATAAAGATGGATCAACATTTACACTATTTGATCAAAGAGTAAGATTGACAGGTTTCGATAAAACTACAGATGATAAAGATTTTATAGAAGATGAAGTGGTTATTCAGACATCTAGTAATGCGACAGGCACAGTTCATAGTATAAATAATGCTGGTAATGTTTTTTCTTTAACTAACGTAAAAGGCAACTTTACTGGATCGGAAGATGGTGGACCGGATAGATCATTTGTTGGGCAAACAAGTCAAGCGTTTGGAACCTTTAGTACAAAACCATTAGGTCCAGATGTAGTGCCTAATACTGGAGAAATAATTTATATAGAAAACGTATCACCAATAGACAGGAACGATGACCAAACAGAAAGAATTAAACTAATGATTGAGTTTTAGAGGAAGAGATGGGAATAGAAACAGACTTAAATGTAAATCCATATTTTGATGACTTTGATGAAACCAAAGATTTTCATAGAGTTTTATTTAAGCCAGCAGTGGCTTTGCAAGCTAGAGAGTTAACTCAATTACAAACTATTTTACAAAACCAAATTGAAAAGTTTGGTCAATTTACATTTAAAGAAGGATCAATAGTAAAAGGATGTACATTTACTTTTGACAGAAATATTAAATATGTAAAACTTTTAGATAAAGATTCTTCTGGAACAGATCTCAATATGAATCTCTTTGGTGAAGGAGATTATCTTAGAAACTCAACTAACTTAGTAGCTAGAATAGTTGAATCTAAAGGTGGTTTAGAATCACAAAATCCAGATCTAAACACTTTATTTTTTAACTATGTTAACTCAGCTAATAGTGGTACAGGTGCTACCCTAACTTCATATCAAGAAGCAACAGAACTAGAAGTATACCCAGCAAGTACAGGTATAAAAAATATTACATTTACTGGCGTTGATGCTAATGTGTTTATTACTAATAATGATACAATTTCAGTATCAAGTAAATTAAAAGGTACAGGATTTTCTGCTAACGTAGTAACTGTAGACGGTCTTCCAAGATTTAAAGAGATATTAGTAAATGCAAATGGAACAGGATTTAGTGTAGATGATTTACCTACAGCAACTTTTGTAGCTGCTAATGGTGGTGTGTTTACTTTTGATACTAGTAATTCATCAGTCACATCAAACACAACTTATGATATAGCTAATGCTATTTCAAATGGTACAATCACAGTAACAGTAGACTTAATTAAAACTGGTAATGTTTCTATTGCTAATGATTCATTCGAGCAAACAGGTAATACTGAGTTTAACGTATTAGGTACAGCCTATCAAATGAAAGTACAAGATGGCGTCATTTTCCAGAAAGGCACCTTCCAACGTTTTGCAGCTCAAGATATAATAGTATCAAAGTATACAAATAAACCTAATGAATTAACTGTAGGTGTTGCTACTAACGAATCTTTCATTAATAGTAGTAGTGATACAGCATTATTAGATAATGCTTCAGGATTTGCTAATGAAAATGCACCTGGTGCAGACCGACTACAATTGAAACCTACTTTAGTAGTAAACACAACCGCTGATGCTATTGCATCAAACAACTTCTTAAGATTGGTTGAGTTCCAATACGGAATGCCTATATCTTTAAATTCCGATGCACAACTCAATGGCTTAGGTGATGTTCTTCAAAAAAGATTATATGAAACAAGTGGTGACTATGTTGTAGACCCATTTGCAATAGCATCTGAGGGTAGACCTAAAAATTTAGAATTCTTTACAACTGTAGTTGGTGCTGGTATTGGTTACAATAAAGGACAAAGATTTGAATTAGTAAACCCAGCTAGAATCAATACAAGAAAAGCAACTGCTTCAGCTAATGTGGAAAACCAAGAAGTTTCTATAAATTACGGAAATTACGTTCAAGTAAATGAATTAGTAGGAACATTTGGAGTTCAAGAAAATGATTTATTATTAATAATGGATAGAGCATTTGCTAGTATCAGTAATACTACTGTTAGTACTATTGGATCAATGCCAGTATATACTAATGCTAATACTACTGTATCTATGTCTGGCACAAAAGGTAATGTAGTTGGTACAGCTAGAGTAAGAGCTATTGAATCAGCTAGTGGGGATGCCAACAAATTTGATTCTCAGTTTAACTTTTACTTGTATGATATTAAAATGGATCCAGGCAAATCATTTAATAAGCATGCTAAGAGTATATTCCATTATAGCGGAACAGACTATGATGGCAATAATGCACAGACAAACTTGGAAGTACAAGGTTTAGCTGATTTAGTACTAAAAGCCAACCAAGCAAGAATACTAGAACAAGATCCCGCTGATAGAGATTTATTATTTCCATTAGGACAAGTAGGAATCAAATCTTTATCTAATACGGCTTCTTATACATATGAAAGTTCAGTATCAGGAACATTTGAAGGTGATACTGGGGTTGCTCAGGTTGCTAAATTCAATACAGAGAATTGGACATTTGGAACAGCAGCAGATTTCATATCAGAAACACAAGAAGATTCATTAATATTAGTTTCCTCTAATACAGTTTTTGAAAAAGATGCAAGAGATGAAACAGCAACAGTTAATGGTTCTAATGTAATTACAAATTGTATTACAGCTGATATATTCGAGGGCGATTATATTTCTGTACACTCTGCTAATACTGGAATGGCTGCAAACAGTATCTACCAAGTAACAGAAATAGTAACAGACTCTACATTAAGAATAGATCAACCAATATCAAATATAGCAAACACGAATGCAGCTTTTGTTAAGATAGCATATCCAAAAGGAAGAGTTATATCATTAAAAAATAGATCAGCAGCTAATGCATCAGTGTCTCAAGTTGCAACACCAGCAGCAGGTCAAACATTAACAATTAACTTAGGAAGAGCTGTAAGTTCGAATTTAAGTTTTGAATTAATTCATAATGTTAAAGAGACAAGTGCACCAGGTATAGTCAAGTCTATAGCAAATACTGAAGTTGTTATTCATACAAGTAATAACTCAACAGGAAACAATACTACAGGACCATGGAACTTAGGTGTAGCTGATGGATTAGGATTGTTTAGAGTATATGTTGCACCTGGTTCAATAGGTGTAAGTTCAAATGCAGTTGTAAATGCTATTGCAAATGGAACATTAGTTGATAAATCTAGTGACTTTATCTTAGACAATGGACAAGAAGGATCAAAATATAATCTGGCTAAATTGAAAAAAAGACCAGGATCTTCACTTGCAATTACTAATACACATACATTAGCTGTCAAATTTAGCCACTTCAAGAATGATTCAGGAACAGGTTTTGCAACATTTAACTCATATAAGAATATTATTGATGATGCAAATACAGCAGCAGTTGGCAAAATTACCACACAAGAAATTCCAATATTCAAATCAAATATATCAGGTAAAGAGTATTCATTAAGAGATCACATTGACTTTAGACCATATGTTTCTAACACCGCTGTAGTAGAAGGTACATGGGATGGCGAAAATGCTACAATCAATCCAGCATCAACTGAAGAAATTGCTGGTGTACAAAAGACCGCATGTCCTAATAAACTATGGACTAGTAGCTTAGAATATTATCTACCAAGAAAAGATAGAATAGTTATAGAGGATGGTCAGCTTCATATTATAAGAGGAGTACCAAGTGTAACTCCAGAACTACCTACAAAACCAATTAATAGTATGCAGTTAGGTACTATTGACATTCCTGTATATCCTTCACTAGATGCTCAAAGTGCAAGATTTTTTAGACGACCAGATTTAGGAGTTAAAATAAGAGCTACTCAATTGAAAAGATATACTATGAGAGACATTAAGTCTATTGATGATAGAGTTAATAATCTAGAATACTACACATCATTAAGTCTTTTAGAAAAACTAACTGCTGATGAAGTAATACCAGGTAGAAACGATCCATCAGTAAACAGATTTAAAAATGGATTTATAGTTGATAACTTTGTAAACTTTACAACGGGTAATCCATTAAATTCAGAATTCAAAGCTGGTTTTGATACAGCAAGAAAGATACTTACTTCTAAATTTGAACAGTATAATATTGGTTTAAAATATAACACAGCTAGTGGTATGTTTAAAGTAAACGATGTAATGACTGGAGCATACGGAGAAGCTACTATTATTACACAACCTAATGCTACTCAAGATAGAAGATGTACTTCAGCTTTCTGGCAATATAATGCTAACATAAGATTATATCCAGACTATTTAAACCACGTTGATGTAACAAGAAGTCCAGAATCACAAATACAAATAGACGTAGACGTTGCATCAGGTACAATAGCTCTATTAGAAGAACTTAACAAAATAGTACCAATACAATCAACAGAAGAAGAAGTTATTGCAGAATCAGAAAACACACAATTAGTGAGTACTGTAACCACAGACAACACTACAACAGAAACTTTTGAAACTGTTACTCAACAAACTATAAGAGCAACTACTACTGGTATAGGTGTATCAAGTAAAACCACATCTAAGAAAGTTGGAGAGTTTGTAACAAATATTGCATTCCAGCCTTACATACCAGGTGTTGATGTTTTCTTTGTAGCTCAAGGACTTAGACCAGGATTAAGACATTATGTATACTTTGATGATGCAGATGTTAATAAAGACTGCGCTCCTGCTGAAATAAGAAATACAGTAGATCCTTCAAGAGATGAACTTGATGTTTTATCTTCAGACACTGCAAAACAAATGATACATAGAACCAGTTCATTTGGTACAAAACTAACAGCTAACACATCTGGAGGCTTAGTTGGAGTATTCAGAATACCAGGTGGTACGTTCTTTGCTGGAGAAAGAAAATTTGCAATTGCAGATGTAAGTAATCTATCTCAGATAAGTGAAACAGTATCAGCTGGTTCAGCTAAATTTAACTGTTATAACTTCTCAATAGAAAAAGGAGATGTTGTACAGAATACAAGAGAACCAGTATTATCAGAAACAATTACATCACAAGTATATGACGAAACAACTAATACATCTACTAATAATGTAATTACTATTGCAGTTCCAGATCCGCTTCCAGAAGAAGCTAACACAGGAGCAAACACTAGTGTCGATCCTATTGTTGATGATGTTAGAGAAGGCGGATGTGCTACTATACAATTTGATGATGATGAAACATTATTCATTGAAGATAGAGGAGAGAGCTTTGGACTAGATGGTTTTGTTGATGGTCCAAGATTTGGTCCTGGTGATAGAAGAGAAACAAGAAATAGAGAAAGACAAGTTAGATGTGCACCTGGATGTCCAGAAGCTATAATAACTGATTTGAAAAAAGCAGGTGTAACAAGAGGAAACAGAGACAAGAGAAGAAGAAACCTAACAGAGCAACAATACATGTGCGCTCAATATATTGATCCATTAGCACAATCATTTGTACTACAAGAAGAAATGTTTAACGGAAGTAGCTTAGGATATATTACTTCTTTAGATTTATTCTTTGCAGATAAAAACCCTGACCTAGGATGTTTTGTAGAAATAAGAGAAGTCCAAAATGGATTCCCTAGTGTCGAAGTAGTACCTTTTGGTGAAGCAACATTAAAAGCAGCTAACATCAATACCTCAACTGATGGATCCGTAGCTACTAAAGTAACATTTAAAGGTCCAGTGGCTGTAGAAACAGGAAGAGAATATTGCTTTGTTGTTAAACCAATGGCAAATAATCCAGAGACAAAAATCTTTACAGCAAAAGCTGGTCAAAACAATTTAGTAAATGGTGAAGCAATCAATCAAGACTGGGGCGACGGTACAATGTTCTTATCAAGTAATGATAGAACCTGGACTCCTTATTCAGATGAGGATGCTAAGTTTACTTTACGTGCAGCATACTTTAACAGCTTAAGTTCAGCAGTAGAATTACAAAATGATGATTTCGAATTCTTTACTCCAAATTCAAATGGTATTAACGGATCATTTACAGATGGTGAAGAAGTATTCATGGCAGAATATGCAAGCTCAAATGTGATTGCTTCAAATGTAACTTTTGAAAAAGCTAATAGCACTATTGTTGCAGGTACAGGTGAAGACTTATCAGGATTAGCAGCTGGTACTAAATTAACATTACAAAATGCTAATAATAAATTTGATGTTGTAGAAGTATCATCATCAAATACAACAACTATTTCGTTAAGAGGAGCTCCAGATATAACTGAAGCTACTGCAGACGCAGGTAAAGTGTTACTCACACCAGTAGGTAAGTTTGTACAATTAGATGCAAATACTAAAACTATAGTAATAAATGACAGCTCGGCTGCAAACGATGATTTCAAATTTGTAGCTGGAAATACATTAATAGGATGCTCAAGTGGAGCTAATTGTGTGATTGGTGCTGTTGTAGATAATAATATTTCTTACTTAGAACCAAGATTATATAACAACATACCTAATAAAACATCTATCAACACATCAATAAAAGGTGCTAAAGTAAGTGATGGTACACAATCAGTATTTGAAAGAATAAAAACAAATGATAGAAATTATCTAAACACACCTATAAAAGTAATGAGTAAGTCTAATGAAATAAGCGGTGAAACAATTACTAAATCATTAACAATTAGACACAATCTCTCATCAGATAATAGATTTGTTCATCCATTTGTAGACTTACAATCACAGTCAATATTGATGTATGAAAATGTAATTAACAACCTTACAACTAATGAACATATAACTGATGAAGGTTCAGCAGAAGCAAAATATGTATCAAGAATTATTACTCTTGGTGAAGGATTAGATGCAGAAGATATTAAAGTATTTGTAAATGCATATAAACCTTCAGGGACAGATATAAAGGTATATGCTAAAGCTGTTAACCAAGCAGATGATCTAGGATTTGATAAAGGTACTTGGTCAGAATTAGATATGACTAAGAACAAAGATAAGATAAGTTCTATTGAAAATAGAAAGGATATTATTGAATATGGATTTGAGTTTAAAGATGCACCAGCTTCAGAAAAGAAAACTGGATTCATAACATTTGTTAATGGCGCAACAGCTATTACAGGTATAGGAACCAATTTCCAAGGAAGTAATAATGGTATAGGAACCGATGACGGAGACTTTAAAGTAGGAGATTTAATTAAGATTAATCAGCCTCCATTTGATGCTAACACTAATTATCAAGTTTCAATGGTTACTGCAATAGCAAGTAATACAGCAATGACTATTGGTGATACAATTAGTATTGGTACAGAGAATACAGGAAGAGAAGTATTCAGAGTAACTGATGAATCTAAGAATCAAGTATTCAGAGATCCAGAATCAGATGTAATTAACAGTGTTCCAAACTTAGCAACATATTATAATACTAATAACGAGAAGTTCGTAGGATACAAATATCTAGCAATCAAGATAGTATTGTTATCAAATAGTACATCTATAGCACCATACTGTCAAGATTATAGAGCATTAGCAGTTTCGGTATAATGGAAGAAGATGGGTAAGAAAATTTTAATAGAAACAGAGAAAGCAGGGTTGTATAGAGACAAGTCTTCTATGGCGCTTATAAATAATGATAAAGCTGCCTTTGCACAATATAAACTAAAAAGAGAAAGAGGAAGACAAGTACAAACATTATCAACTGAAGTAGCTTCACTGAAACAAGATATGGTAGAAATAAAAACAATGTTAATGACACTTACAGAGGGAATAAATGGCAAGTAATAATTATACACAAGCGAATGTAGTACCGTCATCTGATACCTTTAGAGAGTGGGTAGACTTAACTAATAGAATGGCATTTGATATGGAGAAGAAGGTAGTAACTACCGAAGTCCATAATGTTGGTGGTGGCACAACAGGTAATGCATATGTAAATGGATTCTTCAGTGCTAATACATTA